ATTTAGTATTGATAGATAAACAATTTTAAACTATTTTTAAAAAAAAAACATTATGAGCGAAGATGCAATACCTTATTTAAGTGCAGACATGAATGAAGATGAACAAAAACTTTGGGACAACACTTTAATGGACGGACTTCATGAAGTCGAAAAATATGAAACAATTCAAAAGATTAGAAATTTCTATAATGGTCATTACAACATTGATGGTAGACCACCATCAAGACAAGATTTTAATGAGTATCTTGATATATTAGAAAAAAATTAATAACTTTATTTCATGGGAAAAATAATATTAGAATTTGATTCAGTAGAAGAATCACAAGATGCTAGAGACGCTCTTGACGGATATAAATGGAAACTAGCAATGTGGGACTTGGACCAAAAATTAAGAACCACAACCAAACATGGTTTGGAGTTTTCTGCAAATGAAGAAGCATCTTCTGAAGAAATAGAATTATGTCAAAAAATTAGAGATGAAATAAGAAAAATACTAACTTCATATAATTTAAATATTGAAAGTTAAACAATGAATAATTTAGACACACTATGAATTTAAAAAACAGAAGAATTATCAAAGTAGAAGTTCCAAAAGATATATGGGATGCTCATATGTCAATATGGAATTGGAGACGAGACATTTTAGGTTCTTGGATGAAAAGTATAAAAGATGTGATTAAACAAATGGATAATGAACAACTTAGATAAACAATAAAGTTTTGATATTTATAATAAAGAACTATTATGAATATTATTTTATACTTAAAAGAAAGTCCGTTAGGATTAAAATATTTAGGTAAGTGTGTTAATCGAGATGTTTACACATATATAGGGAGTGGTAAAAGATGGAAAAACCACATACTCAAACACAATTTAACTTACAAAGATATAAAGACAACGGTTCTATTAGAAACTAAAGATGTTGATGAGTTAAAAAAAGTTGGTGAATATTATTCTAATTTATGGGATATAGTAAAAAGTAATGATTTTGCCAATCTTAAACCTGAAAATGGTGACGGAGGATGGGGACATATTAAAGGTGTGCCTAAAACAAAAGAATGGAAAGAATTAATGTCTAAAAGAGAAAGAACACCAGAAGAAAGAAAAAGGATGAGTGAATCAAGAAAAGGTATTGTTTTTTCAGATGAAACAAAAATGAAAATGAGTAAAGCGAGAAGTTCTCAGAAAGATTCACCAAAAAGAAATAAAAAAAGAGCAGAATCAATATCTAAAGTTAAAAAAGGAAAACCACTAACCGAATCGCACAAACAAGCATTGAAGAAACCGAAAGACAAAATAAGAAACTATTCAACATGTGAAATATGTGGGGTTTATACAACAAAAACAGTTATAACTAGAAATCATGGGAAAAATAAATGTGATAAAGGGTAACACCCTGGATAAACAATACCAAGCATTACTCCAAGACATTTTGGATAATGGTGTGGAAAAAAAAGACAGAACAGGGACTGGAACTATTTCAGTATTCGGAAGACAAATCCGTCATAATATGAAAGATGGATTCCCATTATTAACCACAAAGAAAATGGCTTGGAAAACTATGGTGACCGAGTTATTATGGTTCCTACGCGGTGATACAAATATCAAGTTTCTTTTAGAAAACGATTGCAATATTTGGACAGGAGACGCTTACAAAAATTATTCAAACAAAGTTAAACCATGGGAACCACATTTGGATGAAAAAATGTTTGTAGATAAAATCAAAACAGATGATGAGTTTGCTAAAAAGTGGGGTGAATTAGGACCCATATATGGTAAGCAATGGAGAAGATGGAGCGCTGGAGTTTTAGAAGATAAACATGGATTTGGAAATATAGACCAAATCACAAACTTAATCAACGACCTTAAAACAAATCCTGACTCAAGACGATTAATGGTAAATGTTTGGAATGTGGGTGAATTGGACCAAATGGTTCTTCCACCTTGTCATTATGGATTTCAAGTTTATACAAGAGAGTTGAGTTTGGAAGAAAGATTGAATTTGGCGTCTAAAACATATAAAGTATTTGACCCGTTTGATTTTAATAAATGCACTCATGAGGAAATTAATGAATTATATCCAGTCCCTAAACGAGCAATATCTTTAATGTTTAATATGAGAAGTACCGACGTAGGATTGGGGTTGAGTTTTAATTTATCATCATACGGATTATTATTGATGATGATTGCCAAACAAGTTAATATGGTTCCTGACGAATTGATTTACAATGGAGGAGACGTTCATTTATATCGTAATCACATTGAACCAATTAAAAAACAATTAACAATAAAACCATATGAATTACCAACAGTAAAATTATCCGATAGAGATGTTAATGATATTTCAGAATATACTTTGGATGATATTACGTTAGAAAACTACCAATCACATCCACCCATAAAAATGCCATTGTCAAATTAATTTTAGGAATACCCTACAACTTTTTCCTTTATGAAGATATTTATAATAAAGAGAAATTATGGTTGGAATTTATAGAATAAAAAACTTGGTTAATGGAAAATGTTATTACGGTTCGTCTAAAAATATTGAAAAACGATGGAAAATACATTTGAATCAACTAAGGAATAAAAAACATATAAATTGTATTTTACAGAAAGCTTGGAATAAATACGGTGAAGATAATTTTAGTTTTGAAATTGTTGAGGAATGTGAATTAGATATCATATTTGAGGTAGAACAAAAATACATAGATAGTTTTGGTGATTACAATATAGGTTTAAATGCTAGTGGTGGTGACAATTTAACTAAAAACCCAAATAGGGATAAAATTATTGAAAACATAAAAAACGGTAGTAAATTATGGAGAGATAGTTTGTCAGATGAAGAAAAAAAAGAAAAGTTTTCAAAACCTTTAGACAAGAACCCAAATTGGAAAGGAGGTAGTTCTTTTATTTATTGTGAATGTGGGAAAAAAATTGGTTATGGTCATACTCATTGTATTAAGTGTCAACCTAAAGATGGTAAAAACAATCCATTTTATGGTAAAAAACACACGGAAGAGTATAAGGAAAAATCCTCAATTAGAATGACAGGGATATATAATGGAGAACAAAATACACCTATTGTAATTGATAATATCCATTACAATTCTTTAGGGACAGCGTCAAAAATTCTTGGGTTATCTATTACCACTATAAGATGGCGAGTATTGAGTAAAAACCCTAAATATAAAAATTATCACTATAAAAATGAAATAAAAACCTATTATAGTGATGAAGAACAAAAAGTAAGATTAAGTGAACCGCAAAAAGGTAAAACAATGACGTTCAACAAACCATTTTTTATTGATGGTGTAGAATACCGAACATTAAAAGAAGCTAGTGAAATTTTAAATATTCATCCGATGACAATAAAAGGTAGATTAAAGTCACTAAAATTTGACAATTACAGATATAAAAATTAAATAAATAAAAAATATAAAATTATGGAAAATTACACAATTGATGTTCTAAAAAAAGAATTAAACAATTTAAACATTTTTAAAGATGGTTATAAAAACCAAATTAAAAAAAGAAGTGGTGAAGAATTAAAATTTGTTGAAAAACAATTATTTGAGGTGGATAATAAAATATTAGATATTGAAAAAACAATAAAAGAATTGATTAAAATTAAAAACTATGAATAGAGACACACCTTGGGAAGACCCACAATTATCAGACGGAGATTTCCCGTCATTTAAAAAAAATGTAACTAAAAAATATATTTTAGAAAAAATCTATATTTCAGAACTAAATTATCTTATGGTTACTTTATATAATAAAGAAAACCAAGTTTGGACAAATGTCAATTTAGGTGATTGGAAAAAGTCTTTAAATTTTAATTCTTACAGATATTAATATCGAAGAAATAGAGTATTTAAAATAATTTATGAAATTATTAAAATATATTTTACTTTGGATTTCATCTAACTTATCAATACCATTTTGGGTCGTTGGACATGTTCATTTAACAATGAATGTGTATAAAGACATACATGAAATAATTGCATCTGTGGGTATGAATATAATTGTGGCGATTGGGTTTTGGATAAGCTGGGTCGACTATAAAAATAAAAATAAAAAATTAAAAAATGGAACTAGAACAAAATTACATCAAGAAAAAAAACACAAAACCAAAAAAAACAAAAGACACTATTGAGAATAAGAAAACATTCAAAAACGATGAAATTGATAATTGGGTCACAAGACAGGGAGAAGTATATCAAAACGTAATTAAGACATATCCAAAAGCTGGATATTATAAAGTCGGCAAAAGTTTTAACATATATTTTGAAAATAAACCAAATATTATGCATCGTTATTTTTCTAAAATATTTTTAGGATGGACTTGGGTTAATAATTAATTTTAACAAACCCATATATTTATATTAAAAAAAAATATGGAAGTTTTAAAATTGGGTTCAAAAGGTAAGGCTGTTGAAGACTTACAAAAATATTTAAAAATTAAAGTTGATGGGGACTTTGGTCCAAAAACTCAAGAAGCTGTTAAAAAGTTTCAAACATCTAAAAATTTAACCGCCGATGGTATAGTTGGAGAAAAAACATGGAACGCAATGGGTTTTGAAATAACAACAGATTTATCAGAAACTGTTAGTACATCTAATGAACTCATAATAGAGCAAAAATTTTTAGATAAAGACGAATATCTAAAAGGGCCAACAAAAAAAGAATATTTGTTTTTACATCACACTGCTGGAGGACATAATCCATATCAAGTGGTAACAATGTGGAATAACGACACAAGAGGAAGAATCGGAACAGAGTTTGTATTGGGAGGACAATCAGTATTCAATGGAGATACTACTCATGATGGAAAAATTGTTCAAGCATTTCCTGAAGGTGCTTATGGTTGGCATTTGGGCGATAATGGTTCAGAATATATGCATTCACATTCTGTTGGAATTGAAGTTTGTAATTTTGGACCAATTAAAGATGGTAAAACATATACAGGAGGAAAAGCAAATCCATTACAAGTTGTTGAATTGAACGAAGTATTTAGAGGTCATAAAACATGGCATCGTTATTCAGACCGTCAGATTGAAGTTTTAAAATCATTAATTTTATATATCGCAAATAGAGATAACATTGATATTCACACAGGTTTAATTACAGAAATAAAAAAGAAGGGTGTTAAAGGATTTGAATTTAACAGTGACGCTTATTACGGAAAAATTAAAGGAATGTGGACTCATACAAACACAAGAAAAGATAAATCTGATATGTTTCCTCAACAAGAACTAATTGACATGTTACTTAGTTTATAAAAAAATAAACATAAAAAAAAAGGTAAGAATTAGTCTTACCTTTTTTTGTTTTTAATTGGGTAAATTCAATCTATTTTCAAGAGAATCCAAAGAGTGAATAACTTTTGACTCAGCATCCATTTTAAATTTTTTTCTTCTTTTGTCAACTTCTCTTGTGAATATGGATAAACACCAATGGTCAACTTTATCACTTAATTTAACATCATAACCAATAACTGTATTTATTATTTTTAAATTTTCTTTTTCTAAAAAAAGATATAACATTCCCGTCGGAGATTCCCAAACTGCATAGGCGTCATGTGTTTTTGGATTGTACATTAATTCACTATCTTTGTGATGAACCACTTTTGTCCAAATTCGAACTGCTTGAATTTCACTTTCAGTCATATTTTTAGGTTTTTTTACTTTTCTTTCGTAGTGACTGGAATTAAAAAATTTGTTGATTAAAATTAAACAATGTCTCTTAAGTCTTCTTAATTGATGTATCAAATTGGGTTTTGTCATATTTCTATTTTATTAATTTATACAAACATAAAACTTTTTTTTTATATAAAAAAGAATTTTTAATAATTTTTTTGTTTGATATTACTTACAAATTTTGTTATAGTTAAATTAAATAAAAATACAAAAATTTTAAAAGAAAAAGAGGAGTGGTAATTTTAAAACTATTTATATATAAAAGAAAACAATGAAAGATTTGAGACAATTTATTAAAACGACCATACGAGAGTTTTTGAATGAGAATGTTCAGAAAGATATAGATAAAATTAGTAAAATAATAAAAGATTTATCAACAAAATATAGAAATGAATATAAATGTTCCTTAAAAGAAATAAATAATGGAAAATGTATGGATTTTGCTGAAGAACTTTCTAATTTGATAAACGGGGAAATCTTAAGTTTAAATTATTTTTATCAACATGTTATTTTAGATTTTACTTATGAGTACCATTCTGATGATGATGTGATAAAAACAAAAAACGGTGGGAAATGGTCGAAAATCATGTTAGATATTTATGGTTATCCACCAAATAATATTGATTTAAGTAAAATTGATGATATTGATTATCATGAATGGGTTTTTTTAAATGGTTTACACTATGACGCTGAAACCCCAACTGGTGTTACTAATTTTTGGGATTTACCTTTTTTTAAAAGAGAATTAAAAAAACATGGTGTTAAAAACATTATGAATGAAGAGCTTAAAATGACACATAATAATTTTGTGGTTGGTAAATGTTATAAATACGATGAGTTACATGAAGATATTCAATATGATATTAATATTCAATTTAAAATATTTGATGAAGACCCAGAAAACGCTAATGATAAATTTGATGGATTTCCAGAAGATTATACTTACTGCTTCAAATATTTGAAGCCAACTGAAATAAAAACCACATTTCCATTGATTAATGATATATTGAAAAGTAAGACTAATTATTTACAAAAAATAATTGATGATATTAAAAAAAATGGTTTAAATAACCCGCCAGTTGGGAGTGAAGGAAATCATAGAGCAACAGCATTTTATTTAATGAATATAGAAATGCCTTATTTAGAAATAAAACAAAAAAAACATATTAAATACTAAAAGTTTTGAAAAAACTGAAGTGCGTTGGCAAAAAATAAAAATTATGGTCAAATTAGCACAAGCCTTACTACGATGCACTAACAGTATTGGTTATAAGATTGAATAATATTATCGAGAACTCAAATGAAAAAGCCTGATAATGTTTCAGATAATCCTGGATTGTTACCTTATGGTAGCAACGTCGGAGCACCTGCAATTCAAGTTTCGAATATAGAACATTGGAAAGAATCTCGTATAGTAAATGTTAATCATCAGTTTGAAGATAAGTTTTTAGAGTTAAAAAAAGAATACGAAAAACTAATCGAGGAATATAAGTGGAATGAATTGGTTTATAAATCCAAATTTAGTTTTGAACCCGTTATTGGAAAAATTTATCATCTTTATTATGGGTCAAATGGAAAAATTTTCTTATCTTTGATACAACCAAATGAATGGAACAGAGAACACATCGGGTCATTCAAGTATAATCACGATAATAAATGGCTAAAAATATGATACTAACAATATTGAGCGACACTCACAACAAACACAAACATATCACAGGTGATTTGAAGGGTGGTGATTTGTTGTTACATGCCGGAGATATTTCTTCTATGGGATATGAACATGAGATTCGTGAGTTTGCGAAGTGGTATAATAGTTTGAATAACTACAAATATAAAATGTTTATTTCTGGTAACCACGATTGGGGATTTCAAAATAATGTTGAAAAAACTAAAGAGATTTTAGATACATATAAAGATATTAATTATCTTGAAGATGAGTTTTTGGGCATTATAGAAGGTGGTGAACCTGAGATTAAAATTTGGGGTAGTCCATGGCAACCTGAATTTTATAGTTGGGCATTTAATTTACCACGAAATGGTGAAGAATTAAAAGCAAAATGGAATATGATTCCTGATGATATTGATATTCTTATTACACACGGTCCTGCTTGGGGTATGTTAGATGATGTTGAAGGTCGTCGTGGACAACATTTGGGTTGTAAGTTACTTGCAGAACGAATTAAACAAATTAAACCAAAAATTCACATCTGTGGACACATTCATAGCGGTTATGGACATTATTTCGATGGACATACGCATTATTTTAACGCCGCTGTATTGAATGAACGATATCTTTATTCTCATACTCCATGGCACATTGATTGGAATCCAATAACAAATGAAATAACATTTTTGTAAAGTTTGACAAATCTGAAACAAAATAATATAGTTGGGGTTGTGAATTTAAACACAATTCCAACATATTTATTATTATGAAAATTATCATATCCGAAAATCAATTAAGACTACTTAACGAAGCTTTAGGTGTTCCTGACAACATTTTAGAAGCTGCTGATAAATTGTATGATGTTGTAATTAACAATTTAAAAACAATAAATACAACTGAAAACGAATATAATTTTGATGGTAGATTTATTATAGTTATTGGAGATAAGAAAAAAGTTATTTTAAATTCTTATACTTTAAAAATCGTTACACAAGAAATTCCAAACGAAGAAGGTGTATTAGATATAACATCAATGGCCATGGGTGCAAGATTTGCTTTTAATAGAGACAAATTTTTAAAAGAAATAGAACCATCAGGCACTGTAGATTTAACAATCACTTTTGCTGTAGGTGAAAATTGGGAACCTAATCAATTATATGAAAAATTAGAAGAAGAACGAGATGAACAAGTTGCATCTTTGGCTCATGAATTAAAACATAAATACGATAAACAAGTTAAAACGTTTTCTAAAGTTGGTTCTGATGCCAAATATCAAGCAACACAACAAAAAGGAACTTTTGCAATTCCAGTTATTGATAACCTTTTTTATAGATATATGTATTTTATTCATGCGGCTGAAAACCTTGTTAGAACAACGGAAGTTGCGTATTCTATGAAAAGAAAAAATATAACCAAATCACAATTTAAAGACTTTATTGAAAATAACAGAGTATATAAAGAATTACTTGAAATAAGAAATTTTACATTTAAAGATTTTATATCGAAGTTAGAAGAACAAGAAGAAAGAATGGACAAACTTATTGAACATATTGGTGAAGACCCATCTAACATGACTATTGAAGAAAAAATTGATAGAGTTTTAGAAATTGTTTATATTGATTTAGTAAATAATAGAATGGACCTATTTGTTAGAATGACACAACATGGAATGGATGATATGTTAAAATTTGGTTCACAATTTGGTTTATTACCAAAAGACCTACATGGCGATGTAGAAAAATTAAAAAAAACAGATGAAGTTAGACAAAAGTTTTTAAATCAAACTGTGAAATATCAAAACAATCCAACAAAATTCTTTGAAGACGAATTTGAAAAATTTAATTATGTTGCAAATAAAATTATTAAAAGAATAATTAAATTATATAGTATGGCTGAAGATGATAAAGAAATGACTGAGTCAATTCAAAATTGGGAACTTCACCAACAAATTATGGAAAAAAAATATGGAAAAAGAAAAATCAACACCAAATACAAAAATTGGAATTTTAAATAAAATATTTTTAATTTTATCAATTCTTTGTCTATCATTTATTTCAACAAGTATAGATTACAAAGGAACTGCATCTTACTACGGACAACATTGGACAGGAAGATTAACAGCTTCAGGTGAAAGATTTCATGCCGATAGTTTAACAGCCGCTCACAAATACTTTAAGTTTGGAACAATTCTTAAAGTTGTAAATCAAAATAACGACTCAATTTGTTTTGTAAAAGTTAATGACAGACTTCCCAAAAGTTCAAAATTTATTATTGATTTAAGTTATGGAACTGCTAAAAAACTTAATTTTATTAAAAGAGGCATTACAAAAGTAACCTTGACACCTGTCGATACTATCAAAATAAAAAAATAATAA